CTTCCTCCTCTTCGTCAATAATGTCGAAGATCTCTCCAGGCATGTCTTCGATTTCATGCCAGAGTGTTTCAGTTTCGTAATCCATTGTTGGTTGCTGATGTGATTAGTATAGGATGGGGTTGATGCTGTGTCAACCCCGTTGTGCCAGTTCTCAGAATGCCACAAGTTGGTCAATGTCCCACTGATCAACCTCTGTTGCAGGTGACTGGATCCACTGATTGATGTGCTTGGATGTAGTGGAACTGTACTTGGTACTGGTGCGGATCCATCCCTTACCGGGCACCAGTGCTGCAACTGGTGTCTTGTAGGAGAAGAACACTGAGGTTCCGTCTGCCAGATCAACTTGAGTCTTGTTGGTACCGAGTTGTTGGACTTGCATGATGTGTGTTGTTTGGTATGTGATTAGTATGGCATCAATTGGTGGGTGATGCAACCCATAATGGACAGTTGGATTAGTGGCACAAAGACCCCACCAGAGGTGCCTAGGATCGTCTACAATATAGGAAATCAGACGAGGTGATGGGTATCACTGTAGACGACAATACATCGACACTCATCCTGCTATAAAATAATATAAAAAAAACCACCTACCAAACTGGCACAACCCAAGGCATGATGCCTCAGAGTATGCTAGAATGGGGGCAGACTCTATTTTTCTATAGGGACACTTTCTAAACTGGCACACTAATACACATCAGCAGTCTCCTTGATGCTAATATCAATGTTCTCATCACCTTCTAACCCTAAGACATCACTCCAATTGATACTCTTAAGATCCAGATCTTCATAACACTCAATGTCCAATGTAACACTTACAATGCGTTTCTGTGCGTACATGTGCCCCTGTGTGTGATGTTTACATATTGTATCATGCGTAATGCTTATACGCAAGCTCTACGTAATCTTGTGTATCTCGTGCATAATCATCATCGTTCTCGTATGTATCTTGTATGTTATGCATATCTCGTAGTGCATTATTCATATGATTCTCACACATCTCGTCGAGATCGTATGCATAATGTTCATTACTTAATGATGCATAGTCGAGATCGTAATCGTCGTACATAGGTCTCGTCGAGATTTGAATCTATTATACAGTGGTCTCGAAGAGGTGTCAAGTGTTCTCGACGAGATCCATAAGCATTATTTATGCGTCTCGACGAGATCCATAAGCATTATTTATGCGTCTCGACGAGACCTATGAGCATTATTTATGTGTCAGTATGTTAAAAAATGTGTGGGTCTCAGAGTTTTTATGTGGGGGGCTTGACAAAACTGCCGTCTTGTGGTAGGTGGTCGGCAAAGGTTGCTTAAGACCTGAGGTTTATAAGAGGTTTATTTATAATTAATTTTACATTCTCTATTTGCATTGTTTTCTATCATTTAATGATAGTATCCTATAAATATTAATATGCATTCTATTTCAAAATGAAGCAAGGAACAATCTATCTCATCATTAACAAAGTCAACGGACATAAGTATGTGGGTCAAACAACTCAAGGAATGAATAAGAGATGGAAGCAACACAAGGATGAAGCAAAGAGAATGAGTCCATATCCATTACATCGTGCTATGCGTAAGTATGGTGATCATAACTTTATGATTAAAGAAATATGTGATTGTAATGAAAATGAATTAGATGAAAGAGAGATACACTACATTAAAGAATACAATACATTTAATAATGTAGAAGGATATAATGCAACATCAGGTGGTAATACTCCTACTTACAGTAATGAAATAAAAGAAAAGTTATCTGATATAATGTCTGATATAGAAAGATCAGATGAATGCTGTGATAATGTTAGTAAAGCAATGAAGAATAAGATTGATAATAATGATAAATGGGGGTTTCACTTAGCAGAGAATAGGGGTGATGGTAAACACCTTGCAACACGGATAATGAGTGTGAATATAGAAACAGGAGAAGAGATAGAATGGGATAGTATAAGTGAGGCAGCAATAGAACTTACTGGTGATAGAAGGAAGTCTGGTAATATTGTTCGTGCTATGGATAAAGGTTATAAGTGTTATGGGCACTTATGGAAAAGATTAGAACAATCTAAAAGATCTATTCCTGTATATGGTATCCATAAAAGAACATGGGTTAAGACACAAGTGTTTAATAGTATAAGAGAAGCGGCACGGAATTGTGGTAATGCTAGTAGTGAAGCATCTATCAGACGTTCTCTTGAAAATCCCCGTCGCAACTCTTATAAAGGATATTATTGGTTTAAGGATCATTAGTATATCTAAAGTCATCATCTTCAAATGAATACTCTTCTTGAGTATAGTGAATTCGTTTTACAGGTTTTACAAAAAGAAATTGAATTTTATTATAAGTCTCTCTACTAAGAGTATCTGTTTCTAACTCATATGGGTTAGCATATTTTAAATACACTTCATATTGTTCTGTAGTAAAATTTTTAGATGGGGAGATAAAATATCCAGTATTATTCATATTAAATATCTTTAAGGATCATTAGTATATCTAAAGTCATCATCTTCATAAGAATATTCTTATATTGGAATCTTAAATTTTTGAAGAGGAATAACTTTCGTATCATTTAGACAGGATAGATCAACACCCGGTTTGATTTCGTATCCGTTGACTATCATAGTTTAAGTCCTTCTAAAATAGTTCCCTTAAGATTAGCATCCTTAAGATAAGCACCCCATAGAACAGCATCCTTAAGATAAGAACCCCATAGAACAGCATCCTTTTTGGGGTCTGTGCCGTGACCTTGTGACAGTTAGTCAACCGCCACCGACGACGTAGGTGACCACACCAGTTTGATGCTCAACTCCCTCAATGACCTTATAGTCACCGTCTGCAATGGCATGATCGAACTCATCAACCCAACGCTGGCAAGTGCTCTCAAACTGCTCAGTGAAGATCTCCCTACAAGCATCTAAGGAAGGAGCGGCAATAACTGCCATTCCAGGGGTGTAGTCAGAGAGGACTTCTTCGATGATGTATATGTTGTTCATTGGGTTCCTTTGTTTGGTATGTGATTAGTATAGCATCAATAAAGTCCTGTTCAGTCCATGTGTTAAGAACTGATTCAACAGGATCTGTATCATCCCATGTTATGGTGAGAGATCCATCATCCTCTTCAAAGCATTGTATCATGTTGGTTGCTCCTGTTGTTGGGTATAAACATAAGGAAATAGATCAGTAAGGATCACATCACATTCATTGTATTCTTCTGAATTGAGAATTGTTTTTTCAATCTGATAACGCCTGACAGCATTGTAGATCAGTTTGTATTGTTCGTCAGTAAAATTCATTCCCATGGTGCTTTTTTCTCCAATACTTTACGAATTTTTTCCATAACTTCTGGATCTGGTGGAGCAATAATACGTTCCATCAGATGATCATAATCTTCTTCAGATACTGTGATACGTTCTGGTGGATAAGAACCTTCTCCCCAGAACTTTTCAAAGTTATACACATATTCCATTTGTTGCCATCCATGATTTAATGAGTGCCAGAACTCACCCCAAATACCATAATCATCAAAGCGAAATCCTTCATGACTCATTAACCTATACCACCACCAGAATGGTGTATACTTAATCGGTTTTAATCCGATTATCCATTTATTTAAAAACACTGGAAAGTTCATCTGCATCCCAAACATACATTTCATACCATCCTTTGGATAAACTCTCAAAGAACGCACATCTATCTATATTGTCTTCTAAAGTAAAACGAAAATAGATTGCATCTTGAATTGATTCAAATCCTAATTTTAAGTCCATCTACCTAACCTTAACTTGCGTTCAGGTGAAATACGAGGATCATAAGGATCATCATAAGGGTAGATGTATTCACTCATCCATCCCCATGATAATGCCTCCCAGAAGTCATCATATCCAAAATGATCCATTGTGATACGACAATCAATAATATATTCAATATGACGAAACCCTTCAATCAACCATTCCCATTTGGTCATCTGCCAATATTCTTTCCAAGTCATGGCGTTTCATTACTCCAATAGTATTTTAGTTGATCTCCAGTAATGTTTAAGTGATAGATTTTACCATCCTTACCATAAACACCAATCCACAATGCTCGTTCATTCATACTTTCAAGGTGGAACATCTCCACATCTTTCAGTATAATCTCATCTGGGTTTTCGGTAAATCTGCTCATTGGTATGGGTTGTTAAGGTTGTCAAGAATTGCTTTAAAAAAGGCAATACGATCTTTGTCGTATTCTACATCAACACCATGTTGTTTGCAATAATCCATGATGGATTTTTCTGTTTCAGTCGGCATACGAATTCTTTTAAATGTGCCATAAATGATATGCTCTATGAACTCTCGTTTCATGATCTCAAAGAGTTGAAAGAGTTCTTGTTGTGAGAGTTCTACTTCACGTTCAGTTGCTTGATGTCCTTTAAATTTGATGTTCATGATAGGTTAAAATGTAAATGGGTTTTCCAAGTGCCAATGGTTTTCTTTTGTAACATATCAGCAATCAGGTTTGGCATAAACCTCGTATACTTGTCCAGAAACTCTCGCTCTGTAAGTTCATCGCATCCATGTAAATAATAATCACAATTAACAAAGTTTGCAAATCTTTCAAATTCATAATCTCTCTCTTGATCGAGATCATAACGACAGATCTGTAACCAAATAGAACGACCTTCACCAGTTGCGAAGTAATCAATCGCAAAGAAACGATAAAATGGTTTGTCACTCATTGTTTTTCCTCACTCGTTCAAGAAACTCATCACTCTGTTTATATAATCCTGCAATCAAATCCTTAATGTCATCGATTGCAATCACATTATACTCCACATTCATATTTTCACAGATGAGTGCGTCAACCATACATTCCAATGCCATTGCTTGCATATGTTCTGGTGTGATTGGTGTGCCATGTGGCATTCCAGAACATTCTTCGTTGTAGAAGTGATTATATCGTCGAAGAACAGTTTCACTACGTTCTTTACGTTCCCATTCTTCTTTTTCAATCTCTGCTAGTTGTTTCATAGCATCACCATTTTCATCATACAGTTTATCAAGAGCATCAAGTGCTTTACGCTCTGCTTCACGACGCTCTGCTTCTTCAAACATAGCATCAGGATAAGGTTCTTGATCTTTCATAAGTTTCAATGCCTCACTATACTTTGAAATACCTTGTTGTGTAAGTTCTTTTAACCTTTGTTTACCATACTCTGTAAGTTCATGTTTCTTAGTGCGAAGTTCATCAACTTCCTCTTGTGTGAGATTAACCCATGGCATGTCTTCATTCATTTGTTTTTCTCACAATAAAGGAAATACTTGTACTCGGCAACTTGATGTGGTGCATATCTTACCACATCACACTCTTTATACTTATCAACCACTTCAAAAGATGAACTCAATGGTTCACCACCTGTAGTAGAGTAAGCAAGCACCATAAAGATTAGCACCATTCAGATTAGCATTCCTAAGATCAGCACCCCTAAGAAAAGCACCCCTAAGATAAGATTAGCACACTTAAGATTAACACTCCATAGAGAAGCACCCTTAAGATAAGGACTTTGAGTGTTGCTTTGAGTTTTTTATTCTCTTCCTCAAGTTCTTGAATCCTGAGGTCTTTATCATCATTGATTTTCTCCTTATCAAGAATGGTGTTGGTTACATTAGTATCCCTTAGGTCAGCACCATTCAGATCAGCACCATTCAGATCAGCACCCTTAAGATTAGCATTCCTAAGATCAGCACCATAAAGATTAGCATTCTCAAGGTTAGCATCCTCAAGATCAGCATACCTTAGATCAGCACCATAAAGATTAGCATCCTTAAGAATAGCACCTGGTTTGATTTCGTATCCGTTGACTATCATAGTTTAAGTCCTTCTAAAATAGTTCCATCAAGGTTAGCACCCTCAAGGTTAGCATACTTAAGATTAGCACCACTTAGATTAGCACCCTCAAGATCAGCATTTCTAAGATCAGCACTACTTAGGTTAGCACCACTTAGGTTAGCACACCATAGATAAGCAACCTTAAGATCAGCACCTCTTAGATCAACACCTTCAAGGTTAGCACCCTCAAGAATAGCACCCTTAAGATTAGCACCCCATAGATCAGCACCCTCAAGATCAGCACCCTCAAGATCAGCATTCTTAAGATTAGCATCCTTAAGAATAGCACCCTTAAGGTTAGCACCCTCAAGAATAGCACCCTCAAGGTTAGCATTCTCAAGATTAGCACCTCTTAGATCAACACCTTCAAGGTTAGCACCAGGTTTGATTTCGTATCCGTTGATGTTCATTGAGGTGTCTCTTGTGTATGAATGTATTATAAGGCATTTAGATGCCCTATGAGTCAGTTGGTGGACAGTTCTTAATCTGTCTCATAGATACTCTTTCGACTCTTTACATAAGTAAGATCCTTCCACTGATGAGGATAACACAACAATAAAGTATGAATGTACTTATGTTTCTCCTCTCTGGTATACTCACAATTTAGTTTTGGTTTCACTCCTGTCTCAATCGTAATATACAAATGATCAACAAAGTATACCCATCCTTCATGTATAATACCATTCTTATTCCATCTTACATAATCATTGATCTTTGGCACATAACTCATGGGAACAATACTGTTTCTAATGGATTTAGGTTCTTTCGCATAGAACTATAAGGTGTTGTATCCCTAATAGATACTTCCTTACCTACCTTCTTTGAATTGATTGGTGCATAATACTTTCCCTTCTTTGATAAATAAAATCCCCATACTGACTTGGGTGGTGTGTCTCTATAAGAGACCTCCCCGTGATTAACTATCCATATGACATCATACCTTGCATTAAATGATTCAAATGAATAAGAATAACCTTCGGGTGGTAGATGTGGGAAATCAATCATGATAACATTAGGATCAATACATTCATTATACCACAATTACCATTTTTGTATAGGACACTTGGCAGTATAAAATTGAGTCTTATACTTCATAAAACATCCACACTGTTTACAACGACCTTTATCATAATACTCACAATCATTACATACATCTAATCTTTCCTTTTGTTGTTCTTCATTCACTAACATGGGTTTTGATGTAGTAACTACATTCTTTACTACCTCAAATGTAAACTTTGCTAATCCTTTTCCTTGTTCTGGTAAATCCATTTTTTCACATTAAAAAACCCCCTATTACTTATTAGAGTTAATAAAGGGTATAATTACTTTAATTATTCATATTCAATCACTTGCCAGGATATAACTCCAGATTGATTATAATAATCTTCTAATCCTATTCTAATTCCTTTTCCAACTACTATTACCAAATTTGATGCTGTTGTGTTTGAAGGATTACCCCCTAATGTTATACTAGCATTAGAATTTATGACGACAGAATTAAAGGAACCTCCATCCCTGCCACCTGTAGAAAAAGTTACAAGTTGAGCATCTCCGGCAACTGAGGATATAACCACACTTTTAGATCTGACTACGGGATTAATAGGAACAACTATTGTGGTTCTATCTAAAGGAAAAGTTCCAATACCTTCAAACTCAGTATTTCCACTCTGTATAGACTTAATTCCACCACCACCTAAAAATTGATTTAAAGTACTCATACAATCCTCCAACCTCTAGTGTTATCTGTGTAAAATAAATTAACCGTTATATTTGCCCTATCAATCGTTAAATTTTCAGCAAGACTCATGATATTCGATCCGTTTCTGCCAATTACAGTATTCTTAAAATTACCAACTTGAATCGCAACTTCATTACCAGCAACTGGTGATGCCGGAAGTGTTATTGTAACACCTGATCCTCCATTATCATCAGTTACACTCACAAATTCACGATTAACTAATAACTTATTAGTTGTTTGATTATTAGTAACCGTAGTATAAATTCTACCGACATTTACTAAATTTTTATTGTCATCAATAACTGATGTTCCATTAATCTTTAATGCCATCAGTCACTCCTCCATAAAAAATGTTTACTTTTAACCATCTTCGTGTCTCCACTCGGTTTATCAGTATATTTATAATGCTATCAAATATTATTGGACTCTTACAATCTTTAATCGTTTTGGACTTGTTCCTTCATTTAATTGTGCATCATATGCTTTCTTACAATCTTCTCTTTTTAATGGAACAGTGATATCATGCCATCCCATAGTTTCTTCTTCTTGAAGTTTATATAACTCTTCCATAAAGATTAAGTGCAGAATGCTTCAATTATACCAGATTCATAATCATTTGCCAACTCCAATTTAGTCGCAGTTACAATCTTCTCCATAATCAAATGTCCATACTCATTATAGTATTGTAATGATTCCTCATTAGATAACAACTCAAGTGCTTCTGTATCATTCTCTGCAATTAATGTAATTAAACCTCCGTACTCTGATGCTGGAAATGGCACCCAGTAATCAACAACATACATATACTTTTTCATATACTCTCCGTAGGAAGGAATTCAGCAGTAAAGTAGTCAACTGTGATTTCCATCTTTGCCGCAGTATTCTCTAAAAATTCATCTAATACTTCAGGAGCATCCTCCTTAACTACCGCATACCATGAATACCATAACTCTGGATTGGTTTGTGGTGTCACTGATTCAGAAAGAGGGTTCAACATAAGATTCATAATTGAGTTCAACGTTTGATGTGTCTAGGGTAACATAATAATCATATAACCGATCATATAAGGTATCAATACTACCTGATGATCGATTAATCTATATCTCATCTATACTCTCCACTAATTCAAGTGCCTTGAGTATGATATCCAATTCATGTAAATTCAGTTCAATATTAATCTCTGTCTTCTTCATCCAGTAACTCCTTTAATTGCCATACAGTTTCTTTCATTGTAACTTGAGCATAACCAGTCGCATAAGGATAACCTTTGTTTTTATCCTTACCGACATCATAACATACTTGAATCGCATCTTCAAGTCTTTCAATCATATGAGATACATTCATGAGTTTTCCTCCTTTTTTTTCTTGTGAAGTTTTTTGGCAAGTTTTGCAACCTTTTCCCATTCTTCAAAGTAAACAGCATCTGATAATTGTAAAAAAAGAGGGATTGGTTCTTTTGGTCCTCTCATTCCTTTCCACATTAGATCTCTAAATCCACCCATGCCTCCTTCATCCTGTTGATCTAACCACCTAAGACATTCTTCCATTTGATCTTCACGACCTTTGTCATAAGCAGCTCGCATATCATCTTCAGCGTACAAAACTTCACCTTGGTCAACATATGGTTGCCATCGAAAACAAAGATTATTGGCGATGTCACGGCATTTTGCGTCAGTCAGTGGGTGTTGGTTAGTCATTAGTTGTCCTCCTTTCCCATCGACAGTCGAAACAAACTTTCATCATAAATCTTACGAAACGATTGGGAACTTGTCCTTTTGCTGGGAAGTAAATAATCCCTTGGCCATTGGGTCTGTTTCCAAACAAATAGCACTTCCAGTCAGAAGGTTCTGGTTGATTGAAAATTGGGTAGGTTTTTAATCCCTTTGGATCATTCATGAGTCCTCCTGTTTTGTTGTTGTTGTTGCTGGGCGCATTGCTTTTTGAAGTTCAACAATAAAAGATTTTACGGCTCGCATGTCATCAGCATCAAAAATGATTAGATTGCCATGATAAACACCATTGAACTTTTCGTGAAGTATCTCATCAGTCAGTGGGTGTTGGTTAGTCATTGGGAAGCGCCTCCTGTGTTGGGCGCATTGCTAACTTGAGGTATTCAAGTGTCTTGAAGACCTCTTGCTGCTCATCAGCGCCATAGTAGTCTTGATAAACATACTTACGCATGTTATCTTTCAACCAATCAATCACCTGCTCCAACTGCCAATCGGCAGCAGCTCGCAGATCATTTTCGGTATAAATCCAAGTGCCTAAATCATGGCATCCTAGCTTTTTGACGTATTGAATGGTGTCGTCAGTCAGTGGGTGTGTCATGGTTTTTAATGATAGGTAGTTTAATACAATTCGGTGGGTTCGACTGTTTCATTCACAACATCCAACCATTCAGACCATACATTCATTGCATGACCACTGGCACCATCTTTTGTCCATTGTGAGATAAACTTAAAAGCATACTCTGCTCTGGATTCGGGTTGAGCAAGTCGTGCTTTGAGTGCGGGTGACATTTTCATGGGATCAGTTGCTTATGTGCTTATTATAGGGCACTTAGGTGCCCTATGGAGTGTTTAGTGAAAGAAATCGTAAGCTGTCTGGGGTGTAGGATCATAACCGTCACGAATGTCAGCAACGGCATCTGCGACACTACCTTCTTTCTGATAGCATTCCAGAATAACATCCAACTGCCATCCTTCATCAGGAACACCATATTCCTCTTCTGTGATTGCATTGACTTCATCCCAGTACTTACAGAATGATGGATCATTCCAGCAGGTTTCTTCATTGAGTGACATGATACGCTTTTCCTCAGATTCTTGTTGGTTCAAAGTGTGATTGTGAAAATCCATGATTGGGTTCCTTTGGTATGTGATTAGTATAGGGCAGAGTAGGGGTAGAGTCAGGGCAGAGTGGACACTGCCCTAAGTGGTTCATCAGACTGCCATGGGAGAATACTCAGAGCGTGGCATTTTATCAAGATTGAAGTCAGTTACCACCGCACCGTTAGCGATGCGTGTGTCCCACTCATTACGTGCTGAGAGAGCAGTGACAGTACTATAGGACTTGAGACCATTCTTATTGAATGTGACACGCTTCTGGAAGCGTTTGACTGTGACGATCATACCCTTGGTATCATGTGCCTCAGCAATGAACGCCTCAGGAAAGAAGTCAACTGTGGTGACGAGTGTGGTGACTTGCATGGGTTGATTCCTTTGACTCTTTTAATATACAGGTTTTTGGTGCCCTGTGCCACAATGGTGGACACCTTGCCGACTGTCACAAGTCAAAATTTACTTTTTGAATTTTGACATTAGTAATGGTATCTTCCCATTTAAAATCACACATCGCCATTACATCATCAGTCATAGAATAAATATCACCTTCAAAAACTGCATATTTGTTATACATGTCTCCAAAATATTTCATGACATCATCAGTTATCATTTTAGGTTCAATTTGCTCTTCAAAATATTCATCAGAATATTCATCATTTTTCATTTTAATAAATTCACTTTTAGGAAGTGTAATTTCACTATAAACAACCGAACGTTTGACAAATGTTACCATTTCTTCGTCTTGTGCCGATTGAGTATCCCAACCAATTGATTCAGACAGAACAGGATTGATTTCAGATAGTTGCATGGGTTGATTCCCTTGATTACTTTCTTATGATAGTGCCATCAGACGGTTCTGAAACTCCTGTTGTGACACTTCTGGTATTGGCACACCCTTAATTACATTTAACCACAAATCATATAACCTTTCTTCTTCCTTTCTGGCGATAATTTCATGTGGTTGATCTTCATAATCATAATTCTCCACTGGTTCATGAGAATAACACATTTTCCCATCATGAAACCGCAGAGAACCACTTACCCACTGTGCAAGATGCGTCAATTCATGAAAAAGAGTTTTGATATACATCTCCTTATCCATACGTGCCTGAAGTTCAATCAGAAAATGCCTTGGTCGATAATATCCACCAATCACATCACAATACCCAACAAGACCATCACGTTTCAGTCCTTTATGAATAATATCCACATCAATTTTATGTCGTGGAAAGTATTCATTCAAAAACCAAGAGGTAACATCCTCACAGATGATCTTAGAATAACCGTATCCTGAATGGAAAATAGTAGAATGCATAATCTGGTTCCCCAGTTCATAAAGATAAAGAAAGATGAGATGAATAAAAGTTTTTCTTTTGATGTCATGCTGGTGTTACACTCCATTCATCAGTTGGAACCATTGTGTCAATGACATGCTTAACATTTTCAATTCCGTAAACTACAACCTCCTGAGTTGAAGTGTAACCATTTTTCTTCTCACGTTTCCATGAGACAATCCATCGATCACATGATACTTTCATACCCAATTCTCCATAAATTCGTCAAGTGTGTAACCTTCACCAGTTGATGTTTCTTCAATCAATTGTTCGATTGTAAGTTCTTCCATCTCCTTACGATATTCTTCCGATGTTAGATCTTCTGGGTCATAATCATCATGGCAGAGATAGTCCCACTCTGCCACAAGTGCATCAACCAGTTGTGCTTTGGTGTAATCCATAATCATCGAACATAAAGATACGATCCGCAAAAATCAGCATTTTCAAATAACCATTCACGATCTTTGATCAATAAGAGATTATATCTCTCACCCTTAGCAGGTGCTTTGAATGATGCTGGTTTGAATATGGAACCAGTCTTCTTATCAATGAAGCAGTGAACTGATTCAGTCTGACCATCGACACACTGCATCACTTTGTGATACTTACGACCGGAGATCAGTGCATAAGAATAGTTACGACCATTTGGATGTGAACGTTGATGTGATTGCTGAAGAGCATCACAAAGCATCATACTATACTTAGTGATATTCAGTTGAATGAGGTTCTGAGCATCTTTCTGAGCAACGTAGTCAGTGAAGGTGGCAGTCATGGTGGTTTCCCTTGTATGAATGTATTATAGAGCATCCTGAGAGGGTTTCAGGATGCATTGGGACACTTAGGCAATTGGTCTATATTCCAAATTTTATAGTAATATTCTTTTTTACGACATTCGATCATAGAGTTAATAGTCAACCCAGAAAAAGAATGAAGATTTTTTTTCTGAAGTTTTAGTTCATTCATTTTCCACCAATTATCAAATCTCCGAACTTTTTCTCTTATACCTGTGTTATGGTATTTTGTTGCAAAATTACAATC